ATGCTTTTCTCCAGGCAATAAAAAACCCGCACAGGGCGGGCTGGTGTGTGAGAGAGGGGCGGCGGTCAGATTGAGGGTGGCTTAACCAACGGAAAGGGTATTTAGGTGCTAGCGTGCTTAGGGCGCTTTGCCACGGATAACCACAAGGATCAACTCATGCTGACAATCCAAACAGATTTAAGCGAAATATATAGCGACCTGCAGAATGCTCAGAATTCATGGAATCGCATCATCCGTAAGTTCAATGACATAGCTGATACATGGAGCAGTCTTTCGGAAACTCAGTTCAAAGGTATCGCGACCGTTTCCCTTTCCGACGACATGCCGCACAAGATTAGCGGTAGCGTTCTTGGCAAGGAATTCGCCCTAGACATGAAGCCAGTACTGCATGAGAAAAAACTATACGGCCATATCATCGTGCATGCGCCACAGCGGCTTACCTCAGACAGGATTGAGATCGCGACCTTTTTGTTTGATGCCACAGGCACATACTTCGACGTAGACGGCCAGCCATACGGCGGGCTCAACAGCAACTACGACGGAGAGTTCATTATCTTGGTAAACATCGCTTTGGCGGTGCTCCGCGACAATAGGTAGGGGGCGGCTACTGTCATTCCGCTCAGTCGGCGGCATGCATTCCTTCAAGCATGAAAAGGCCCGCGCGGTGATGGCTGGACAGTTAAACGCAAGGGATACCCTTCCCTTGCGGCTAACCCAGCACTACGTCACCGAATGAAGGTGCACCTCCTCCACGGCATCGGCCCGGACGGGCTGGGGAGCGCCTGTCAGCTTGCCGATCAGATCCCACTGGTGATCCAGTTCGTTACTCACGGCTTCCATCCTTGCAATCATCCGCTTTCCAGCGCCGCGAACGTCTGGGTCAGCGCTGCGCAGAAGATCGAACGAGAACGAAGTCATCGCGGCGGTCAAGTGGGTAATGCTGCGAGAGGTGAGCGTGAGAAGCTCGGTAAGCTGTTGCTCTTTATGAGTCATGACGGCGTTCCTTTGCCGAGGGTCAAAAGGGGTAAGGCACAACAAACCACAGCGATGTATAGACGCCGACCAAAAGTAGCGAAGAAACGAGAATGAGTTTATTCATTGATCACGAATCCATTCGTAGAGATGGGGCGCCTCCAGACGTAGCCCGGAGGCTAACACCTTCTGTGACCTGCGTCACAAGCTCAGGCCTCCGCTAAACCTCCACGTCATACTGCGGCAGGCTCGGCGCCTGCCCGGTAATCTGGCCATCGATGATGAAGGCCTTCAGCCCCACCGCCACGTCGACGCCGCGCGCCGATATCTGTATGCCGTTGCGCAGCTCGACGATGCTGGTACCGGTTGCGGTGCTGATGCTGATCACTTCGCCCACCGACCGGCTGCCGCCGGGCAACAGGCCGATGAAGCGCTTCCAGGGATTGACCGTAGCCATCAGGCACCTCCTGCGTGGTGGCGTTCCAGCCGCAGCACTTGGCTGACGCGGCTGGCACCTATGCCATCGGCGCTGATGTCTACACCCAGGCACAGGCCGCGCCAGGTGTCGCCAGGGTCGCGGACTTCGCAGAGCATGCCGGGCTCGACCAAGCCGGGCGCGCTGCCCACTGGGAACAGCGGGATGGTGCGGCTGGCGATTTCCTGATTGCCGCCCTTGCTGATCTCGCAGATGCCGCGCGAGCGGGCCGCGTCGGTGGCGGTGATCAGATCATCGAACACATCCGGCGCCGGGGCGTTGCCGGCTGTGCCCTGGCGGCGCACGTCCACCGCCACGCCGTGGCTGGTACCGCTGACGTAGACGCTGTCCCACTCCGGCTGAGGCGTCCATTCGCCGCTGGAGTCGGTGATGATCTCGGCCGGGATGATGCGGTCCATGATCGCGCTGCTCCACCACCACACCGCCTCGCGATAGCGCGGCAGTACGGTGAGCGAGTCGCCCTCGCGCGCGGGCCGCAAGAAGGCACCAGCCGCTTCGGCCACACGGGCGATCACCTGCATGGCGGTCTGATCCTGATAGCTGAGGGCGGCGGCCGGGATCGTCCAGTCGGGAGGGCCGATGCCGGTGGCGTCCCAGTTGATGGTGAAGCCGGTGAACAGCAGTTGATCCTCGGCCACCTGGCGGGCGTTGATGTCCACCGCGTTGACCGCACTGCGCTTGGGTGCGTAGGGCTCGGCCAGCAACTGGCTGCGGCTGCTGCCGCTGATGCTGAAACGCTCGGCCGGGAACTTGGCGGTGCTGCTGTAGCGCTCGACCATTAGCGTCCAGATCCAGCCGTTGACGGTCAGCTCCAGGGTTTTCGGGCCGCTGGCATCCGGGCGCACCAGGTTGAGCGAGGTGCGGCCAAACAGATCGGCGGAGAACTTCCAGCTGAAGCTGTCGATATCCAGGCTGACCTTGATGCCGGTGGCATCCACGGGCGTGCGATCGGGTAACACCACCAGGCTGACGCTGTTGGCGATCATGTAGGTCTCCAGTATGTCCGGCTCCACCGGCGGTTCGATGATGATCACCGGGCCGTTGTAGTCGGGGTAAGTGATGCCGGTCGGCCGTGCATCGGCCGGGGTGCCCCAGCCCCAGGGCAGCGAGCGACCCCAGTCGAGCGTTGCCGGCGTGCCGTGGCGGATGCCTATGCGTTGGTCGCGCGGCTGGGTTGGCCGTTCGCGCAGGCTGCGGCCCAAGCGGAAGTACACCGGCGGGTTGCGCGCCGGCTGGTAGCGGGTGCCGTTAAAGCGAAACGCCAGCGGCTGCGCGCCAGGGCGGTACGGCGGCAACTGCTCGATGTAGCGCCACTCGGGGCCGAAGCGATCGGTGTCGCGGTGGCGGCTGCCCACGCCTGCATCGGTCGGGATGCCGACCTGCCAACTCAGCCGCAAGCTGAGCTGGTCGAGCGGGAGCGCCGGGCGCCAGGCATCGGCGGTACCGGAGTCACGCACGCCCGGTGTCGACCAAAGCACCACCTGAGCCGCGGCGGACAGTGGCCGCGCCGCCGTCCAAGCCTCACCCTGGCCGCTGTCGGTCGGCACACCCACGCTCCAGGCAGAGCCCATGGCTGCATCCTGCGCTGGCGCCTGCTGGTGGCTGAGCAGCACGCGCGCCTCGCGCGGCGGTACCGCACGGAATGCAGCCACCGTCGCGGCATCGGCCGCAGCAGCCCCCGACCACCCTGCCCGCGCGGAGATGCTGAGGCGTGGTGGCTCGGGGTAGATCACATCGACATGGCGGGCACGCAGCACGAACACCAACGGCACCGGCGGCTGGTAAGGCCCGGTGAGGCGAAATCTCTGCGTCATGGTTTGGCTCTATTCGACAAGGGTCATCTTCAGTGGGCCATGGCCCACTGGCTGGTAGTAGGGCCTGGCCTTGGCGGTGGCGCCGCCAATTGTGCCCTCGGTGCCGTCACCGGCATCGGCCCACCACTGCGGCTCGGTCGCACCGGAGTTGCCAGCGGTGATGACCTCGTAGACGTAGCCGTTGTTGACTGTGGGGCGTACCCGGTCGCCAGTGCTTAGCTCGATGCCGGCCTGCCAGATCACGCCGGGGAAGTCGGCGGCGAAGGCGAAGATATCGCCGCCGCCATAGACCTCGGTCTCGACCCGGAACTCGCCGACCGCATTGGAGTAAGCGCTACCCATGGCCACGTACTCAGCGCCACGGCGCTCGAAGGCCAGCACTTCGGCATTGGCCAGCGCGCGCACCGTACCCAACATCGGGTGGATCTCCTCCACCACGCCATCCAGATAAGCGGGGTCACCCTCCAGCACAGGCCCGCCACCACCGCCACCAGCGTTATCCAGCACGACGGTCTGCGCTGCTCCGCCGCGCAGTACCGAGGAGCGCCAGGACAGCACTGCGGTATAGACCGGACGCGGGGTGAACAGGATGCCATCGACGGTCACCGGTTGATCGGCGAATGTCACGCCCGCCAGGGTGGTGGTTCGGCCTCCCACATCCGCCTGGTAGACATAGCCGGAGTCACTCGGCGGCAGGTACCAAGCGCCCGCCGCAATCAACTTATCATCACGCAACTCATCAGCGGCGAAGTCTTCCGAGGCGTACACAGTGAAGCTGCTCCACTTGCGTATCCTCACGTTGTACTGCCCGGTACCCGCTGCATCGGTGTCGCCGATATAGCGCGTGTATCGCTCGTTCTCCAGCCACAGCCGGCGGCTGGCGGCCGCTCCACCCGCGATTGTCTGTAAGGTTAACGCCACCTGCTCGGATTGCCATGGCAGCAACTCGACGCCACTTTGCCACCAGCCGTTGTCGCTAAACGCATTGGCGGTCAGACCATCAAGATCCACCAGCGTCAGTGGCACTGTGCGCTTGGTCATCCCACCGGAAGGCGTGCCGGTTGTGTAAACATAAGCCTCGGAGGCCGATACGCCGGTCAGCGCGATGTTAATGAAGCGGAACTGTGGTGCGGTAGGGCTGCCATCCGAAAACAACGCCACACGCCGAACTTCACGTGGAATTATGAACGGTGTATTGGCGTCCGAATTCAATAGAGTGGTGGATGGCGCATTAGAGGTAATGGTTTCTATGTACACCGCCAGATCTGTCAGCGAGCAGCGATAGAACATTTGGTTTTGGTAGCTGCCGCCAATTGAAATTTTGTAGTGGATTTTGATGTTATTGAAGTGAACCCCTGAGAACTCACATGAAGAAACCGAGGTATTTTGTGAGCCCGAGAACCGGACGGCATACCCATTACCATCGATCACTTTCGCGGCATAGGCGCCCGCGACCGTGAGCGTGATGCTGGCCATGGAGTAATAGCTACCCGTGTCCAGATCGCTCACGATCCGGTAATGCCCAGAGTCGGCCGGCGCCCGCAACACGGCGAGCAGCTCACTCATGGTCGTAATCTGCCAGGGATCAATATCGGTACCGCTACCTGCAAGCGCCATCAGTCTGCATCCCCTCTAACCTGAATCTGAAAGGTGTCGTCCTCGACCGTGCCCTGGCCTGCCAGTACGGTGCGGCAGATCCACAGCGGGCCGAGGCAGCTGTCGGTGTTGAAACGGATCGCGTTGCCCGCCGCCCAGCCACTGCCCCAGCCCGCCGCCGCGATGGTGAAGTAGGGCGCGCCGTTGGCCGGGTTGATCGGAGCGCAGTCCGCCCCGGTGCTGCCGGTGGCGATGATGCCGAGCTGCTGCTCGACCACCTGAAAGGCCGTGCCGCTGGTAAACACCAGCGCCCACTTGCCGGCGATGCTGCCCTTGTTGGTGACGATGGGCGGGTAGTTGAGCTGGTCGAACTGGGCGGTGGTGGTGTCGCCGCTGGGGCTGTCGCTCCAGTTCGGGCTGCCACTGTTCCAGGTCTTCTGCGTAAACCACTTGTACAGCCGCGCCTGCAGGTCGCCCCAGGCCACGGCGCTAGAGACCTTCGCCTCTGCGGTCGGCAGATCCCACGGCAGCGGGCTGTTGATGCCGAGCACGCCGCTGATCTGCACCTCGGTGCATACCGTCATGTGCTCCACCCGATCCAGCGCTTTGAGCGGCGGTACCAGCGGCACGCCCAGGGCATCGTTGAGCACCAGCGGGTCGGCGAAGGTCACGCGGCCAAGCAACTTGTTGACCGTGTAGGCCTGCGGATCAAGCGCCACGCCGTTGGCATCCACCACTTCGATGTCGGCCTGGTGATCGCGCGCCAGGCTGACGACCTGGCCAGCGGTTGGCGTGTCGAGGTTGGTTTCTGCGGTGTGGTGGATGACCAGCACCTCGCCTTCGCGGTAGATCGGCACGCGGCCATCGGCCGGCAGGCGCACTGGGTCGAGACCGATCAGTTCGGCATTCAGCGGCAGGCTGGTGTAGAGCACGGTGTTGTAGCGCAGCAGCAGCGGGATCACCGGGATCTCGCTGTTGCCGCTGGTGTCGGCCGGGTCGCTGGTGAAGCGCACGCGGATGATGCCGGTGGTGATATCCACGGTGCCGTAGACCACCGGGCCGTTGAACTCGCCGTTGTTGTTGGCGGTGGCCACCACCACGCCGGCGGTGTCGGCGCGCACCACGGTGAGCTGCAAACTGGCCGGGCGCAGCGGCGCGCCGGGGGTGCGCCAGGTGGCACCGGTGATGGCGAAGCCGCTGTTGGTGGTCAGGCAGCCCTGCAGGCTGATGCTGGCACTGGCGCCGGCCGGGTAGCTGTTGAGGCGCGCCTCGCCCGCGGCGTAGTCGACGCTGCCGACCGCCACCCCGGCGTTGGTCTGGCTGCTGATGTTCTTGTAGAGCACGCCGTCGCGGTCGACGTAGGTTTCGCCGCCCCAGGTGAGGATGAGCGAACCGGGCAGGATAGGTTCCTCGACGGCGGGCAGCAGGTCGAAGGTCAGTTCGGGCGCCGCCTGGCTGTCGGTTTGCGGGCCGTAGCTGGTACCGGCCGGCTGGGCGCGCAGCACCAGGGTGCCGCCGAACTGTTCCTGCAGGGTGGTAGCAGTGCTGATCAGTTTGATATCGGACATGCGGGCCTCTTAAGCTGAGAACGACCAAAGACGGCTTTCGTCCTGGTAGGTGTACTCGACGTATTCGTAACTGCTGCGCACGCGCAGGGTGAACACGCCGGTGCTGTAGTCGATGGTGCCGACGTGGCCGACCCAGCCGCCGGAGCCGTTGTCCTGGGCGGTTTTCTCGATGGTGTAGGTCGAGTCATAGCTGGTCTGGTTTCTCACCGAGGGCACGGCCTTTTTCCGCAGCACCGACCAGCTGGCTTGCACCGAGCCGGGCTGTAGCGGCGCGCCGGGGATGGTGCCGTTGACGGTGCCGGCGCCGTCCGGCGCCGGATTGAGCACGGTGTCGCCTGTCGCGCCCTGTTGGTAGCTGTACTGGATGGCGCTGCCGGTATCCGGCGTGCTGGTCAGCTCCATGTCCAGCTCACCGGTGGCGTAGACGATGATGCCGCTGGCCTGGCCGGTGAGCGTGCCATCGCCGGCATCGGTGATGGTTTTGCTGATGCCGCCGACCAGGTAGGTGGCCGTGAGGCTGCCGGGCTGGATGCCGTCGTGCGGCAGGCGGTGGCGGATGCGCGCCTTGGCCGGGATGCCGGCGCCGGTGCGCTGGGTAAATTCCGCATCGTTCTGCGACACGTAGCTGTAGATCAACGCGCTGCCCACGTCGGGCAGCGCGTTGAGGGTGAAGGACACGCTGCCGGTGGCGAAGGCAATGGTGCCGCTGCCCTCCCCGGTCAGCTCGCCGTCGCCGGGGTCGCGGATCTCCTGCCATTTGCCGAGGGCCATGTAGCTGATGCTCAGCGTGCCCGGCTTGGGCTTGGCCAGTGCCAGGGCCAGGGTGTAGGCAAAGCCCCTGTTCGCCAGATCGATGACGATCTCGCCGGTGACGGTCGGGCCGGTGACGCCGGCGGCCGGCGTGTAGGTAACGCTGGCCGCGCCGGTGAAGGCGGTGGCGCGGTAGGCGTCGATCTGGCCGGTCTGATAGTCCACGGTGATCTTGGTGAAGCTGGCACTGCCGCTTACCGGGCGGAACTCGCCCTTGCCGTCATCGGCGTAGACGCCTGAGCTGATATTGAGGCTGATGCTGCCCGGCAGCGCGCCGGTACCGAGAAAGCTGCGCGACTGCCCGGCGGTGACCGAGGCAAACGTCAGGGCCGGCGAGCGAGCCACACCGGCGGCGATCATCTGCCTGCGGCTGTAACCGCCGAGCTGGTCGATCAACGGGGTTTCCTTTGTGTTGCTCGGCACCAGGGAGGCGTACACCGACGCGACCTTGACGCTGAGATCGCCCTGGGCCACGGCGGCGGCCAGCGGACTGAGGCCGAAGTAGCGCGCAGCATCGGCCACCTGGGTACCGAGGACGCTGGCCTTGGCCAGGCCGGCGCCATTGGTGGAACTGGTGCCGCCCGGGGTGACCGAGCCGCCCGGGTAGGTTTGCAACAATGCCGCGCTGATGCCGAGATTGAGGCGGCGGCGCGGCAGGGTCAGGTAGCTACCGCCGGAGTACTCGTAGATAAAATTCTCGACGATCGCTTCGACAGCGGTGATGCGCACGTACTGGGTGTTGCTGCCGCTGACCAGCTGATAGACCTCGCCGATTTCCGGTACGCGGTGTTCCTCGCGCTGTACGCAGGTGAGTGCGCGCTGGCCGGTGAGCTGGTTGCCGAGCAGCTCGAACTGCGCGGCGGTACCGGGCACCACGTAGTTCTCGATGCTGTTGCGCGCGGCCAGGCGTTCGTCGGTTTGGCTGCCGGTGTTGAATAGCACCACGCTCACGCGCGGGTCGCTGGGGCCCTGGGTGAGGATGGCGTGGGCGCCGAGGTAGGCATCGGCGTTTTCCGCCACGACGCCGGCATAGGCCTTGCGCAGGGCGATCCGACCGAGGGTGCGGTCGAGGCGGCTGATGTCCGGGAACAGGTTGTTCTCCTGCCCGTCTTCCACGGCCACACCGGTGGCGCGGCCGCCGCCGTCGTCCTCGTCGGTTAGACGTTGGGCCTTGAGCAGTTTTACATCGGCGACGTTGATGGTCATGCGGCACTCCAGAAATGCAAAACCCCGCACGTGGCGGGGTCTGGGGTAAGGGTTGGATCAGGGCGCCGGGGGCGGCGGCGCGACGGTGATCAGGCGGATGGTGAGTTCGTACAGCGCATCGGGGCCGGGGTTTACCTGGCGCCAGAGCGGCTTGGCCTCGAGTGCGGCGCCGGCGGTGCGGTTGAAGATGACGCTGAACTCGCGACCGTCCGGCAGTACCAGCGGCATGACCCGGCCGGGCTCATCGCGCAGCACCTCCAGTTGCCGCACCAGCGACAGCAGGAACCAGGCGGCCCCGTTGCTGGCCAGGGTGATGGGGCGGCCATGCAGCTTGACGCCCTCCTGCACAATCAGGGTGCCTGCCAGCGAGCGCTCCTGTTCCTGCGCCACGGCATCCCAGTCGAACTCATCCACCCACTCCAACTGTTCGCCTCCCAGGTCGTACAGTTCGCCCAGGTCTATGCTGTCCAGCATCATGGCCATCTACAGACTCCTCAGCCCGGCATCCGCGAGGATGCTGAGCAGGTTGGTTTCGTCGCGATCGTTCTGCAGCGCCACGTTCACCGCCTGGCCGCGTGCGCTCTCCAGGCGGATGACCTTGGCCGGTTGCTGGGCTTGCGCGGGCGCGGTCTTGGCGGCCTCTTCGCTGCGCTTTTGCTGGGCATCCTGCAGGCGCTTGTTGGCAGTGGCGGCTTCGATATCGTCCAGCGTTTGCAGGGCTTTGCGCAGGTTGCTGACGGCGCCCGAGTCACCGGCCGTTTGCGCCTGGGCCTGCTGGGCGCGCAGTTCGTTGCGGCGGCTGTCGAAGCGCGCGCGCTCG